ATAATGATTCTAAATTTTTAATAGCCCCATTATCAGGTAAAAGATATATTAAAAATACAAGTTTAGATTTATTCGTAATTCTTAACGATAGACGAGTTAGTTTAACTAATCATGTTTATCACTATGATGTAAGACTACCTGAACGAGAATGGGATAGGTTAACAACAATGTATGATAACAAAACGGAAAAAATACGAATTGATTTAGAAAATCAAATTAAATCCCAAATAAATTATTCTTTAACTACAATATTAGATAAAGTAAATAAATCTTTTGACCATCAATAATATGATTGAAAATAACGAAATCTACGGTAAATTATTTAATAAAATTGTATTACAAGATGAATCTCATTTAGAGGCTCTTTTAGATAGTATGGATAGAGAACGAGCAATTTATTTGTTAGTGGAATCTGTTAGATATGCTTATAATATGAATGCTTACACAATAGGAGAGTCTGAGGTAATTTCTAAATGTATTCGAATATTAAGTAGGATTGATTCAGAAGACACCAAAGAAACTGATATAAATTAAAAAAGACCGATTTCTCGGTCTTTTTTAATTTATAGTTTATTTTTATTAACCTATTAATGCGCTAGCATCTCCACCTGCTTTACTTGTGTCGACACCTCCACCACCAGCCGCTGCGGCAGTTGATGTTTGAGTTGTTGCACCCGCAACTGTTGTTGTCGCAGTAGTTGAACCTGCAACTGTAGTTGATGCGGTAGTTGAAGCCGAACCTGATGAAGAAGATGCAACACTTCCTCCCTCAAGAGCAGTCATAATTGCTCCTCGAGTTAATGGACCTATTACACCGTCTTCTTTTAATCCTAAGTTATATTTAGTGTTCAAAAGTTTTTGTACTTCAAGACCTGTCGCCTTTCTTGTAGTTTTAGTTGTTGTTGAAGCAGCCGCAGTAGAGGTTGAAGCCGCTGCAAGAGTGGTTGTTGGTCCAACACTTACACTTTGAGTTCCACCCACAACAAAGTCTTGAACTTCACCTTCTTCATTTATGTATTGCTCAGAAATAACTTTACCTCTTCTATACCCAAAAAGGTATTTCATCTCGTTAATATTATTTAATATATCTTGGTTTTTCATTGTTGTATAATTTTATTTTTTTATAACCCCATGGCATTTTTAAATGCTCTTTTACATTTTCTAAACTTATTATTTGTTTTATTTGTACCACATGCGGTGTCCAAAGTAGTTGCCCCTGCAACAGGTACTTCAGAAAACGTAGAAGTATTTGCAGGTTTTGTAGTTGCTGCCGCTGCCACAGTTGTTGTTTGAGTTGTTGCCGCTGCCACAGTTGTTGTTTGAGTTGTTGCCGCTGCCACAGTTGTTGTTTGAGTTGTTACATCAGCCGCAGGTTTTCCACCTATTTTAGCCAATATTGCCGAAATCGTTTTTGGACCAAGACTACCATCAGCTTTAACACCTACCGCAGTTTGGATTGACATAACATCTTTATCTGCTTCATTTAAAAACATAAGTGAATTATGTTTAGATAAAATGTGTCTTCTTTCTTCTTCAGTTATTATAAGTTTTTTCATAATACTTTTAATATTTTTTTATTTAATTCCTAATTTTGCTTTAACACCTGATTTAGTAGCGTCATCAAAAACACCTGTTTCTGCAACTCCAATTATTTTTTGGATTTGTTTAATGTTAGATGTTGTCACAGGACTAGGACCTGATGGTTTTGCCGCGGTATTTGTTGTTCCTGTAGTCTTAGTTGACGCACCTGTCGCGGCTCCTGATGCTGAAGGAGACGCTGCGGCACCCGCTGCAATACCTGCTAAAGCAGCGACCTTAGAGTCAACAGTGAGTTTTACCATTGGTAAAAGTTGTACAGGTGTTGTACCTCCTTTACTAATTACATTTATCTTATCGATGGCTTGACCTGCGTATTTACCATTGTAATCAGAAAATTTAAAATAATATTTATTTGCAAATGTAATTGGGTATCCTCCATTAGAACTATAATTTTTAAATATAACCCAATTATTCCACCACATATTTCCTTTACCGTCAAGTTTAACATCTAAACCAATACCTTTTAATTTTTCCATTAAAGCGTTAAAATATCTATTTGGGTCATTTGTAGTACCCCCCCAATTAGTATCTGATGCTGGGGCGGCCGCCTTACCGCCACTTGATTCAACTTTTTTCGATAATTCTTCAGTTTTTCTTTTAGCCGCTAATAATGGTTGGTATACATACTCATTCCATTCAGAGTCAGTGTCAATATCTCCATCTAAGTCACCTAATAACGTATAACCAGGATAATTTTCTTCATATCTTTTAATAACCGCACATAAATCAGGAATTGTGGCAATTTTAGATAAATTTGATTTAATCGCATCTTCATCTGTACCATTCCAAACTCTAACCGCGTCATAAACACCTTTAGCAATACCGTCTAAAGTTCCTCCTGCCATTGTTGATTTACCAACTTCACTACTCTTCTTACAAGCATTAAAGATGGCTTCAACCCCTTTGTAAGAACCTCCAGAACCTCTTAAGTATCCTATGGCACCACCAATCAATGCCCCTGGTATTGCACCAACTCCACCAACATACGCACCAATTGCGGCACCTGCCGCCGCACCAGCACCAACAGACCCCAAATCATTTTCTGATAAGTATTGTCTTGATGTTGCGTTTTCATGAAGTTTTAATATTCTTTCTTTTTCTTCTTCGTTTAAGAAATATAGTTTTTTCATAACAATATTGTTTTATTAAATAAATATCATGTAGTTTAAAAAAAAATGGGGAATTAATCCCCATCTTATTAATAGTTTATTATTTTTCTTGAGGTGTTATCATCGTAAACTTCAAATATTACACCTTTTGTATTTCTATCCACTTCTTGACCCATTAGGTTAACATACTTGACCACTTTTTTAAATGTTTTTGAATTATCCAATGATATTGGTCCATATATTTTATATTGACCGTCATAATCCATTTGAATTAATCTGTAATAATGTATTGTAAATTCTTTAAATGAATCTAAATAACTATAGTTCATTGTGCTATTACTATTTCCTGAAGACAATCTTGTACCAACGTATTCCCAATTTTCACCGTCAGTACTTCTTTCAATTTTAAAATAATTGGAGTTATGTTCAGATGCGGTTGACCATTTTAATGAATTAAAGGATGGGTATTCATAACCATCAAAATAAATTAATTCTACAGGTAGGGCAACAGGATTTGAAAGTCTAACAGTATATTCTTCAATCTCACCATAACCATAACCTGTGGTATAATAAGCATCGTTTGATGGTGTTACTCCCCAAGCTGATAAAACTCTCATTAAAAAGTCACCTGTTGCAGCATCTGATGGTATTGTAATTAATTGTGATGTTGAATTTGCTGGGGCTTTTTGTAAAACATTTTCAGTTGTTTGAAAAGTACCATCACCATTATAGTCAATCCATGCGGCATATCCTTGACCTGACTGAAAAGTATTTGTTGCGGTAACACTTAATTGATATGGTTCTCCTTTTGTTAACTCAATAACTTGAGAAGTAAAATCTTGATAAGCATCTCCATCGTTTGTGGAAGTGTTATTAATATTACCAAATGTTACATTTGATATATAATCTCCATCATCGATTCCTGTTGAATATGTTGATGCGTTTCTTAAATTTACACTAACAACATTACTTAAACCTGAAGGGCAATTACCATTTTTAGATGTTGTTCTAAACCAAATTTGTGTTTGTTGTACATTCATTCTAATACTATATGGGTTTGCAGGATTACTTGTTGACCCCGCAACTGTTGTAAAATTATTAAATGACCACTCAATCAAGGTAATATTTCCTTCGTTACCACTTGTTGTTAATGTTGTTGCATCATTAACTGTAGTATTTGATTTTGATGAAGTAATTGTTCCACCATTTGTTGGTGTTGTACAAACTGTAACCGATGTTATATTAGTAGCAAACCCACCCCAAGTACCGACATTAGAAATATCGGTTGTCCATCTAATTGTAAGTTGTCCTGAAGCATTTTCTGCAGTTACATTAGGTGGTATTGTTGTACCATTAAGTGTTGCAAGTAATGTTGATGAGGTATTTGGACCATCGTAAATGTATAGATAATCATAATTTGTTTCTAAATCCATTTGAGTGAATTGTAGTTGTAATTTTTTTGTATTATCTGAAGGGGTTAATGTAATTGTTCTATTTAAACTATTTGAATACCCTCCTAACGCAGGTCCTGCAGGTCCTACATCATCAGTTAATGTATAAGTAAATGATGAGTTAAGAGTTTGAGAACAATTACCTAACATAGGTATTAATGTATTTTCACTTGATACTGTAGATGTTAATCCTAAGTCATCCACATATCTTTCATGAGAACCTGTACCACTTCTTGCATCAACTAATCTAATATATACGTTTGTTAAACCTAACGCTCCGATGTTTAATGTATATTGTTGGTATGTTGTAGTAACTGTAGTAATAGACCCCCTTGTTGTCCAAGTTGTATTATCAGGTGACGTTTGTATATTTAAAACCCAAGCAGTTGTATTTGTACTTCTTCTATACCAAAATGTTAATACACCAGGATTTGAGATTAGTGGTGTTCTTAAAACATCATTTGTGGCGTTAAAAGTCGCATGATTCGTACCTGTACGATTTGGTGTGGTTAAAAAAGACATTGATGTTCCAGCCCAAGTACCTTTTTGTGTTGGTAATGATGAACTAAAACTTTCGTAAAGAAAGTATTGGTTACATTGTGAGAACAAATTGAAACTTGTGATTAAATAAATCACAAAAAAAATCAAAATAAAAATTTTTTTCACTATTGTGTTTTTTAAAAAAAGATTCCCCTATATAATAAATATAGGGGACTTATCTTTTAATCAATACATCAGTATGTGTAAATTTTCATTTGAGGGGAATCATTTTATATTTACACGGTCTGAGTGATTATTTTTACCATCATCATAACTGAAAACGTTACTCCAGTTATTAATGTTGTTAATATTATGTTAAAAAAGTTATCTTTCATTTTATTAATATTTTATGACCAAAAAACGCACTTAAAATTTCATCATCACTTTCTTTTATTAAATCATTTTTTGTAATTTCTAAAATTTCACATAATGAATTTGAGTTATTAATTATATCACAAGACTCCACTTTAAATTTTTGTATTTTTTTTATCATTTCTAACGTTAATTCAATATCCTTTATCGATTTGTTATTAGATTTATCTGAGAAATCACCTATTTCCTTTAAAAGGTCATTTATAACATCCCAACAATGGTCATTTACCATTTTACAAACTCTTTCTTTCGCTTCTGTTAAATTAACTTCGATTCTCATTTTTATTTTTGTTCCCATTTAATTGGTGTTTTAGCCCTTATAAATTCTTTTAACAATAACACCTCTATCTATAATATAATAAATACCAGGTAATGCGTTGTCTAAATTAGTCACTTTACCATTTACATCAATTACAATGGTGTCACCAAAACCTTCAGATAATTCTTTTTGTCCTTTATCCCATCCGTAGTGATTTCCATTCCCACCCTGATTTCCACCACCTTGACCAGGATTAGAAGAGTCAACTCCATCCTCATCATTCCCATGACCATTATTTCCATCATTATTAGATAAGTCAATTAAGTTTTGAACCATTCTTAATGCCTCACCTGAGTTTAATCTACCTGACCCTATTTTACCAACATAATTTGGATTTAGTAAATCGATATTAGTCGCACTAACTCTTAGAATTGAATCTATTTCGTCATTTGTTAAATCTTCTTTTAATGATAACATTAATGCGACTGTTCCTGTTACATATGGTGTCGCGAATGATGAACCACTTGAGTATGTATACCATCCTGGTGCGGGTGTTAAAGGTACGTTATGTCCAGGAGCACATAAATCTACAGAAGAGTTTGTTTGGTGTCTTGTAGATGGATTACCTATTACTTTTTCAATATTGTCTTGACTACCTACACTTGTCACCGCAAATACGTGATTATATGATGACGGATAAACTAAAGCGTCAGGATTACCACAAGTCGAACCATTTCCCGCTGCCGCAACAATAAACGTTCCGTTATTATATATTTCATCTATTACTTGTTGTGCATATATGTTAAAACTACAACTAGATGCCCAAGATAAATTAATAACTCTTGCCCCATTATAAGAAGCGTTTAACATATCATTATAATTCATTCTAAATAAATTAAGTGTTGTATTATAACCTATTGATGAGATACCAATAGAGTTATTTGTGTTTCCTGCAACTATTGTTGCCACGGCCGTACCGTGTGTTCTTGTTGCGGTGTTTGTGTTGTCATAATAATTAATTTTACCGTTCAGTTCTTCGTGGGTATTATAGTAATTTTGGTCAGAAATTGCCACGTTTAGATTGGGATTACCCGTTGTGTATGACCATGCAGTTTGGGCGTTTATTAAATCTAAAGCCCAATTATTGGAAAATGTCGTTGTGTAGTCATTTGGTAACTCTAATGTTTCGTAAGTTGGTGCGTATTCAATACCTTTTAAACCTTCTACTCTATGTAGAGATGTGTATAAATCTACGATGTTACAATCACAAGTAAATTCATATACATTTTGTAATGACTCTTGTTTTGAAAATGGGAAGGCTTTTGTGTAAACTAAGTCAGTTTTTAATGTGGTTAGTACTGTTTGTAATTCTAATTTATTAACATCTTCTACTGTTACCCATACTGAACCTTTTTGTGCGAAAGATACTACAGTTAATAAACTAATTAGTAAAGTTGAGATTGTTGTTTTTAATTTTTTCATTTCTATTGGTTTGTTTTGTTATTTTCTACACCAATAGATAGGTTAAATACAACCTAAAAGTTAGTTTTTAAGTACCCTAAAAAGGTCACTTTACAGAATAGAATCCATATCTAAGTAAGTGGTTTTTTGTATATAATTAGTAGTTATTACTTAGATTTTATAAAATAAAAAAGGTCAGAGAATTTCTCTGACCTTTTCTTTATTTTGAGTTTGTTGATTATCTCAATTCTCTCAAGTCGAATGTACGGATACCATCAACTGTAATTCTACCATAGAAACGGTTGTTAACCATTTTCTTAGCGTATCTTGTCATGATACCTTTGATAGGTGTAAAGTTGAATGGGTTATACATTGTAGGAGTTAATTGTAGAGGTACATACGGTGCGTAGATGTAACCTGTGTCTAACAATGATGTTCCTTTGTGCCCGATTAACACTTGGTTAGGTGGGAAGTAAGGGTCACGGTAAACTTGGTAACGACCTGATAATGTACCAACTCTTTCAATACCCATGTTGTATTGGTCTTGCTCAGGAGACGCGTTAGATACGTGGAAGTATTCTAAATCATCAAAAATCGCAGATACCTCAGAAGATACAACAATCCAGTTAGCTCCACCTCTTAAAGTAGATTTGTGGATTTGTGCTGACAATTGGTTGATTGCCGTAATCAACGTTTGGTTCCAGTCTTTTTGTGTATACGCAGTAGTTGCGTTGATTCTTCTCCATCCGTTGTAATCCCAACGTAAGTTCCAAGCCGCACCTTTTCTAAGGTCTCTTAAGATTTCACGGTCGATTTCAGCCGCAACTTGCTCAGATAATAAAGCCGTTAATTCAGCTTCAGCATCGATGTTGTGGAATGCCGCTACGTCTTGAGCCAATTCAGGTGACCATTGTGCTCTTAATTTTCTTTCAGTTACAGAAACTGTTACAGACTCAAGGTCGAAAGAAACCTCACCGATTTTGTCTTCGAATTCAAGTTCTTTGTAACGTCTGAATACTGCAGTAATATCTTGGTTAGCCAATGTTCCGATTGTACTTCCTGTATAACCATCTAAAGATGTTGCATTACAGTTAGCACATACAGGACAAGAAAGGTCAACTTCTAAATAGATACAACCTTCTGGATTACAGATGTTATTGTAATAACCACCGTTACCATCTGCAGGGAAGTTAGCTTGTGCTCTATTAGATAGACCTGATACGATACCTTGACCATATTGTTGAGTAACAACTCTAAACAATAATGATTTAGAATTACTATTGTCATCAAATAAAGGTGAACATGGTGAATCTGCATCTAAGAAATCATTTGTAGTAAATAATCTTAAATCAGCTAAGAAAGATTCAGTATCATATTCGTTTCCATCAGGACCGATTAATTTACCGTTACCAACATTAGCAAAACCACACATTTTAACGATTACTTTTCTAACGTTTTGTCCGTCATAAGCTCCGTCAGCATCTTTTAAGTTAGAACCATCCCAAACTTGTGCAACAGTGTCAACAGTAATTGCAGACCACTGACCTTTAGAATAGTCAAACAATCCTGGAGGGTCTAATTGACCTTCGTTACCTTCGTAGAATAAATCATAAAGACTTTTCTTATAAGTAGGATTGTAAGTACCTGTTCCAGTAGTATAACCTTGACCAGCTTTTGCTTCGTCAGCAGTTAAACCATCTACCGCACCTACAGGTCCATAATGTTCTCCTGAACCACCTTCGTAAGTGGTAAAGTCGTAATCACCGTTGTTATAACCTTGGATTTTAGGTACGAAGTAGAACAATTTACCGATAGGTAAGTTCATAGCTTGTACAGATACGATATCGTTAGCTAATAATTTAGAGAATACACGTCTAACGATTGGGAAAACTACAGTTTCGAATGAACCTGATGAACCGTCAGAAGTTGCCTCATTGATTAGGAAAGACGCTTGGTTCTCATATAACTGAGCCACGTTCTCTTTTAAGTGTCCTCTTAGACCCTCTAGGAATCCTAATCTATCCCATTTGTTAATTGTATCTTCTTTGATAACTTTAAGGTGTTTCAAACCGATGTTACCAACAAGACCTGATTCTAATAATGCTCCCATTTTTTTGGTTTTTTATTTTTGTTTGTTTATTTTATTTATTTATCTTAATTTTGACATTAAGTCTTTCATTCTTAAAAACTGAGGATTTTCATACGTTTTAGATTCAATTAAATTAACTGCTGAACCTGTTGACGGTGCTCTTTCGATTGTACGTTCAAAAGATTCGTTAATTGATTGATTTTTATCCGTTGATAATTCGTCTTTAATAGAATGATATAAGTTCTTAGATTCTTTAATAGTTTCTACAGAATCAAATCTTCTTAATATATTAATTTTTTCTTGTTTAGAAGTTGAGTGTTCAGTAAACAAACGTGTAGCATATGCCAAGTTTGAGTTAAATACCGCAACCTCATTTAATTTATTTCTGAAGATATTTAAAGCTTTTCTGTATTCTTCATTTTTTTCTCTAAGAATTTGTACTTCTCTAGCGTTAGTACTTTCAAATGTAAGGTTTCTATTAGGAGTGATTCCTTTTCTAAGTCCTCTACCTGATTTTGAACCGTTACCATAAGTACGTGCCGCTTCTTTTGTTTCTACTTTTTTAGGATTTACTCTAAATTCGCCATCCATTTGACCGTTGTCTTTTTTAGCGTCGAATTTAGAAGCTTTTTTAGCACTTCCAAAACCAATACCTCTACCACCATGTTTTTGTTTTTTAGTTGGTAAATCTTGGTTAGGTTTATTGTCATAACTAAATTTAGGTTTACCCATTCCCATACCTACTGCTTTACGAGCTTTTTTCTTTGCCTCACTAAGTTCTTCACCTCTACGATTGTTGAATCTAACTTCTTTATAGTCTTCTTCTTCATCTTCATCATCATATCCAGATAAATCATCCCAATCACTTGTGTCCAAACCTCGGTCACTTGCAAATCTCATTTGGTCGTCAAATTCACTACCATATTCATCTAATTCAGAATATTCCGATAATTGGTCAACACCTGCGTCACCCATCATAGAGTCATCACCTAATTCAAGCTCATAAATGATACCATCTTCATCTTCGTATAGAGAATCTTCATCTTCGTATAGAGAATCTTCATCTTCACGTACCGCTTGTTCTGAATAATAACCATCTTCATCTTCGTATAGAGAATCTTCATCTTCATCTAAACCTCCATATCCCTCAAAATCAGAAGTGTCATCGTCATCATCTCCGAATAATTCTTTAATGATGTCGTCTACATCTTCTTCTTCGTTCATACCATCATCTAATGATGAATATTCCATTGGTTCTGATAACTTTAATAAGTCTTCATCACTTTCACCTACTATCATATATTCTTTGTTTGTTTCGTTGTCTTTTAGGTTTATGTTCCCATTAGGGTCTTTTGTTACCACGATTTGGTCTTCAGGTCCTAATAGTTGGAAAACTTTAAGTACTTCAGAACTTGGTTGGTCTGTAAGGTCGATTGTGTCGTCATCCATATCAACGTCTACCATGTCTTCATCATCCATGTCTTCATCATCCATGTCTTCATCGTCCATTTCCTCGTCGTCCATGTCTTCGTCACCTAAATCTTCGTTATCTGCATCCATGTCTGCCACTGCAGCCATTTCAGCATCTGGTGCTACAACCTCTTCATCATCTTGTTCTGACAGAGATTCTTTTACTAAATCACTGATTTCTTCCTTCATTGTTGAAGCAAGTATTCCTTTTGCATTTTCGGCAACCGCCTCTTCCAAATTTTTCATTTGGATGATTGCTTCTTCTACTAATGATTTTTCTTTTGCCATTTTGCGTTTTTTATTTTTATAATAAATATTACCAATCGTTAAAAAAGTCATATTTTGACTAAGTCAACAATTGGTTTTTTATATTTGATAAATATTTCCTATTTGTGAAAAATAAAAAAGGAGACTAATTTTAGTCCCCTTTTTTGTATGTTAATTAAATTATTGAAATCTAATTAGTCTATCACCTCATCTATTTTGCTTTCAACAATTGCGGTTATTCTCCAATCTTGAGTATAATGTTCAAAGACTTTTGTTACCTTTGCCTCAACGTCAGTTGGATTATAACCCCTAACTAACTTTTCTTCTTTTTGTTTTTTTACTTTTCCTGAATCTGAATCAACCAAATCTATGGTTACTCTTGCAATAAAATATTTTTCGTCCATAATTAATTATTTAATAACCTAAATAATCGGATAACTTTCTCATTAAGTCAAGTGATTTATTACCTGAAGTACCAACATTTCTTTCTACAGACATTCTTTTTTCTTCATCTAAGTTTTCCTCAAAATTATTTCTGTCTTCAGGATTTAAGAATAAGTAAGCCCCTGGCGTAGATGGTGAAGATACTAAGTCAAAACAAATTAATTCAAAATCATCTTGTACTTCATTTTGTTCACCAACCTTTTTAAGTGAACCAACTCCTCTTGATGATATTCCTAAAGTAACACCTTGTCTTAAGTAATTTGCTGCCATATCACCTTTTGTTGATACTATACCTCTTTCATGGAATCCTGGACTTGTAAGTAATTTTAATTTACCCATTAGAACTGGGCCATCCCACCATATATCAGTTATTAAATGTGATACTCTATCTAAATCAATAAGTGAAGATTCAGGGTGATTTAGTTCGGATAAAGAAGTCCCTTTTTCAATCATCTTTTTATAATTGTCGGCCTCTCTTTTAAGAATTCTTTCAGGATAAATTCTACCATTTCTATTTGGTGTATTATATTTTTGGAGTACGGCGTAAAATTCAAATGGTTTTGAGTGGTCCATCTGAACTTTATTTTCCATGATATATTGATTTTGTGTTTCCCTTGGGTTAATAAATCCTGCATCGTATTCTATTAAAATACCTTTGCCAGATTGTCCAGGTTTTAAAACTTGTAAATTCATTTCTTTATTTTTATTTATAAATATTGAAGTTATTTAGTTTATTCTACAAGTTCTTTTCTTTTGGTTAAATAAAAATTAAAATACTTAGATTCTAAAAACCCATTTTGGTAGATATCTTTTGACAGTTTTTTTAAAGTTTCTTTTAATGATGTTGATTTAAAATCGAGTTCTTCTTCTTTTAGATATAGATTAACTTCTAAATTTAAAAATGACTTTTTACCCAAAGAGATTCCACTTGAACGTAAATCTAAATCAACAATAAATTTATCATCAAATGTTTTTCTATCTAAAGATTCGTGTACCACATGTTTTATTGACCTACTTAGATTTTGTACTATTCTGTTCCAATTTTCAGAATCTTTTATGGGTTCTACCCAAGTTTGGATGTTTAGATACAATGATTTAAAATTAATTGAGTCTACAGTACCGTATACCACTTTGGCGGTTTTGAATCCTGTAATTTTTGAGGTTTTCCCCTTTTTCATTCTTTTCCATAATTTTCACGTTTATTTTTTAAAAAAATAAGTATATTTGTACAAGAAGTCAAAAAAGACAAATTTTGAGATATATGTATTATATATGATAATAGTTGTAGTAAAAAATAAATCTATTGAGCAGGCGTTAAAACAGTACAAGAGTAAAGTTATTAAAACTCGTCAAATGACAGAATTGAATAATAGGAAAACTTTTGTTAAGCCGTCGGTATTGAGGAGAGCAGAATTGCAGAAAGCCAAATACGTACAAGAAAATTTTAAATCACAAGATAATTAAAGATTTTCCTTTAATTTCTTTAATTTGAAATAACTGAACTTATCGTACTTTTCTGAAGTTACTCTTTCTACAGTCTCATTAATTCTGTTTAATGTTTCAGAATCAGAACCTTCTTTTAAATTATCTAATTTAGTTATTACTTCATTTTTAATTTTATTAAAATCTTCTTCTAAAGGTTTGTCATCCATAGATAGAAAATCCATTAATTCTTTTTTTTCTGATTCGTTAAGAGACTCAACATAATTTTGTATTGTTTTGTTTGCAATACTAACCATAGTTGAAATAGGTAATTTTAAATATTCTTTTTGGATAGGTGCTCTTTTCGTTAATGATTCTCTAATTATTTTTTTACTTTTAATTTTAGACTCTATAGTTAACACATCATTAGAAAATAAATTGTCTATATGTTCATATTCATTTGATGATTTAACCCCACTAACCCATTTTCTTAATTTATTAATCTCGGAAGGTTTAATTTTATTGATAGTGTTTTCATATATTCTAATACACTCATTAATATATTCACTTGCGTGTATATCATTTAAACCTTTTTTAGATTTAATTTCATCATACAAATAATATATCTGACTAATGTTTTTATTATTTAGTACATTATTTTTAAAATTCTTCAATTCGTACTTAAAAGTTTTGTCCGTATATGATTCGACCAAAATTTTTTCTATCTTAGATTTTATAACACCAAATTTAACCATTGTTTTGTTTTTAAAATAAATATCAACCACCTAGAAGTTTATTCAGTTGATTCTCAATTTCACCTAAAGAATTTTTAGCTTTAGATAAATCAATAAACGAATCTTCATCAGTTAAAGACTCAGATTCTAATAATATTTTTAGATTATCTCTATTAAATGATTCAGGTGTTACTCCTGCTTCACCTCCCATATCACCACCTGCTGGAGGTGTTTCTCCACCCGATGGCGGTGGTGGTGGTGCCGCTCCTCCACCCGCAGTATCACCTGTGGTTCCTCCACCATATAATTTGTCAATATTGTCAAATAAACCTGTTTTAGTAATTATTGTCGCAGTGTTAGTTAACTCAGCACCAACGGCTTTTTCAATTCTTTGTTGTTGTAAGTCAAGTTTAATTTCTTCATCTGAAAATCCAAGAATGTGTTTTTTAGCCCAAGATATTGAGGTTGGAGCGATACCTTCAATTGCCGTTACCGCATCTTTATACGCCAATAATTTTTCTTTAAATACATCAATTTTTAATAGGTCTGCTTGAGTTGATGGGTTAGTTAAACCTAATGTAAAATTATTTAACTCGTCCTCAAATCCTAATAAAAACAAATGAATAATTGCAATTTTATTTAATTCTGCAATCATAGATTTTTGTATTCTATTAATCGTTCTTGCAAAACGAATATCTTGTAGTGATAAATTTTTACCCTCTCCAACAACCTCCTCAAAACCTAAAAACGCCTTTGGTACACGTAAAGCGGTTAATAATTTTTTCTGTATATATTCGATATCAGCAATTTCGGCAAGATTTTGAGCCCCTGGTAAAGTATCTATAGGTGACGCTTGTGCAGGGTCCCTAACAGGAATAAAGTAATCTTGGTCAACTGCCATTTGATTAAAACGTAAATCAACGTTTCCTGTTTTATCATCAACTACTTGATTTCTTTTAAATTTATTAGCAACTCTTTGTACGTACGCTTCAACATCTTTATCATCCATGTTACCAACAAAAACTTTAAAAACTCTTCTTTCAGGTGCTCTCGATGTACGATAAATTAACATAGCATCTTCTGAAAGAAGTAATTGTTTCCAAATACGTCTTGCTTTTTCTAACATAGAAGTACCATAAGGTAGTTTTCTGTCATCACCTAATAATCTAAAATGAGCAATTTCCCACGAGTTAAACTCCATGTCTTTAACTTTCCATTTAAATCTAAGACCTTTGTTTTCTGCAGGTTCGTCAACATTTTGTCTAGTCGCTTGAGCTGGCATACCCCTCTCCAATCTTTCAATTTCAATGTTAGGTAATTGCATACAACCTACAACACCTTTTTCAGAATCTAATTTTAAATAAACAAAGTTATCACCGTACTTACAAGTATTTCTTGTCCACATAGGTAAATTTGTGTTTACATCTAATACATTGTTAAATAAATCCGCTAATATTCCTTTTATTCTTTTTGATTCAGAATATATCTGTAACATATAACCGTTTTGGTCAACTGTTGTTGATTCTTCACCATAAATGTCTAAAGCCGCGGAAATCTCAGGAGTATATTCCATAGATTCGTAATCATAAAAAGAAGCTAATCTTGTAGGTTCATAATAAACCGCTTGTGTATAAAGATTACTTTCAATCTTGGTCCATTGACCAGCTAAATACATTGTTTGTTGAGCCTGTAATAACTCTTTATCGTATTCTTGTTTTGAAGTGGTTTTTAAAAGTTCCTTTCTATCAAATTTATAAGTTGGGTAATCTTGGTTTAATAAAGCGTTAGGCCCAAAAGCATGGGATAATCTTTGCCAAACCGTGAGTTGATTATTATTGTTGTTTTCCATAATTTTAATTTAAATACTAATTGGAATAATTAAATAGTTATTAACTATTCCCTTTTCCGTCAGATGATTTTTGTTGGTTAATTCTATTATCCCCACCTGGTTTAACTGAACTTATACCTTGTCCAGGGACATTTAATTTACTACCGTTAAATTTTTTACCTGACCTTTTTCTACTTGTAAGTCCCATATTCTTTTTTTTTATAAATATTATCTCCTACCACTAAATAACCAAGCATGCTTCATATATTCTTCTTTAGGAATTGTATTATTAAATTGTGAAATTCTTTCGTTATAATGTGGTATTACTGGATTAAATGCAATTTGTTGAGTAACGTTTTCATTATTACTTACAGACCAAGAATCAATCATTGCTTTAGTATGTTCAGTAACTTTAGTTAAATTACTAAATGATGCTTCCGCAACATAAGTAGCCATTGCCATCCCCATAATAAGGTCATCATGATGTCCTTTTTGGTGGTCAGGTCTACCATTTATGTAAACAAACGTATTCATTTCGTTAAATAATCTAGAACTATATATTTTAAAACCATGTCTCATAGCCTCTTCAAAAGACGCAATTATTTGAACTCGTTTATTATTAAAGTTAATTCCAGGAATTTTTTCTAAAGATTTGGGGTCATACTTCCATTTGTTAGTGCTATCGACTCCGTCAACGTATAAGTCTTTATAACCCATTTCTTGTAATTTTCTTGCGGTAGAAACGCCCATTCCACCTGTTATATCAATTACAATATAACAAGAATACATATTAGCCCATTTATAACATATTTCGGCCATTGTATCGGGAGGTAGTTTTCCGACATATTCAGCAACTTGTTCTCTTTCGTCAAAATCGATAATTTGAAATGAACTAAAATCTTCGCTATCACCTCTTGACACATCGACACCCATAACATATTTATGACCAATTACAGGTTCTTTCCAAATCCACAATGCGTTACCCATCATTTTATTTTCAGAAGGTCTAATCATATTCTCTTTTACTTTTTGCATAAGTAAGGAATCGAATACATTATCACCCGAACCTAAAAAGTTACACTCTAACTCTTGTGATACTTTACGTTTATCATATTTTAATTTTTTAACCATGTTTTCAAGCCACGTAGAAGAAGGTTTATATCCCTGTTCCATAAGTTTAGTTACCTCAACATAGTTTCTTTCTTCAAAAGGGACTGTTTCCCATTTTAGTATTTCTTTCTCATCATATTCTTCTTTATTAAGTAGATAATGAATAATATTTTCAGTTTTAACAAAATATAAATCTTTAGCATACCTTGGGTCTCGATACCAATACATTTCAGTGATTTTAAAATCATTCATGTTTCTTAATGCTTGGTCATATATTTCATAATAAATTGGGTCGTATCCATTTGGTGTTGATACTACAATTACCTTACCTCCCGTAGAAAGTGATGCCATACAAGCCGCCCAAAAATCACTGTCGGCTTCAATAAAGGCTGCCTCATCAAATACGAGTACTGTTGGGGTAAACCCACGTAAAGCATCTTTAGACGTTGCAACCGCTTTAACTTCACACCCATTAGTTAATTTATAATGTTTTGTTGATTTTTTGTTTGGGTCAATATCCACACCTGTCCAAGAAGGCCATTGACTAACAAACATTCTTATTTTGTTAGCCATTTCAATTGAGGTGTCTAATTTGTTTGCAATAATTAGAATTTTTTCGGGTTTTTCTTTTTTTGCAAAAACTAATTTTTTAGATATCCAAGCAGCGGTTACTGTAGACACACCAGCCTGTCTATACTTTAATGCAATATTTTCATTATATTCTTCATAATCGTTAAGTAATGTAACTTGGTCTGGAAATAACTCTAAGGGTACATATTTTGATACAGTATTATCGTAAGTTTGTAAGTATGTCCTCAAAGCATACGGGGTATCCCTCATACATTTTACGTACTCAAGAAGTAATTGTTCTTTTGTTAAATTCATAAATTGTTTATATATAAATATCAAAAACCCCCGATTAAAATTAATCGAGGGTTTTTAGTCTTATTATAATCATTTTACAATCCTAATTGTGATAGGTCTATATCATCTAAATCTTCATCATCATCGTCATCGTCATCACCCATACTTCTTTCGTATTCTTGTTGTTTCAATTCTTTAGTAATTTCATCAACCATTCTTTCAATAAATTGAGTACCTTTAGGGTCACCCTTTAATATTAGTTTAGCAACTCTAAAAAATTCATTAGCATCTAATTTAGAAAATCTCATAAATAGGTAATGTTGAATGAATTTTTTATCTTCATCAAATAACTCCATAGGATATGTTGCGGTAAACTTTTCCCAAAATATCGGACCAAGTCTTGAGTCCCAAATTTCTGCAGGTAAAGTATCTTCGGCCCCCATAATCATTTCTTGTTGTCTTGGGTCATCAGGTAAACCATGAGTACCAAATACTTCATAAACACCTTTAACTAATTCGTGAATTAATAGTGGAAATGTTGCGGCTCTTGCTTTAACTGTTGGTGGGTCAGTTTCATCATCAACCTCACTTTGCCCCATTTGACCTCCACCTGACGCCGCCATACCTTCCATGTTTGGGAAAATCCAATATAAGTGTTCCATTAATGATTGTGTAACACCATAAAGATTTAATAATTGTGGATTAATTCTACCAATTTCATCAGCAGCCAACACATACATGTGACCACCTTTAAACGCCGCTCCTTGTATTAATGAATTTATAAATCTTCTTTTTGCTCTTTCTAAATTAAATTTTTCAAACTCATCTGCAAAATTTTCTAAATCTTCAGTATGTTTAAAAGCCTTTTTAACATCTTCCTCGTCAGGCATTTGTGGTTGTGTTTGCATCCCTTGAGCAGCACCCATACCACCATGAATTAATTTCGCGTCAAACTGAAGAGCCCCTTCAGGGATACCCATTTCTTTTTTAACTAAATCAACCGCCAAATCTTCTAAAGTTTTTTTATGTCTCGATTCAATCATTGCAATTTGTTGTGCTCCTTGCATTCCCATCATCATAAGATTCATAAAAGCGTTTGGACCTTGTAATGATTGGGTATTACCCATATACCTCCTAACTTTTTCAACCGAGTCTTTAAATCTTTTAGATGCGATTACTTCAATAAAATCCCTTTCTTCTTTTGGAATTGCGGGGTGTTCGTGAAAAGGAGTTTGTTTTTGTAAAATTTGTCTTTCAACATCTTGACCCATTCTTTCAGGACCTTCGTAATCTATAGGTGCTTCAGAAATATTTTTCTTTATTTCATTTAGCAAAGACTTTTCTTTATATGTTAAACCCTCTCTCATTAGTTTTTTTTCTAATGAATTTTTTGTTTTTAATATCTTTTCCATTTTTAAGTTCAAACTCATTTTATTTTATATTAAGTCTTAATGAATCAAAAGTTAACCAATTAGGTAACTCATCATTACCTGCCTTAGGTGCTGGTTTAACTTTAGGTTTATACGGTGTTAAAGGTGTTGGTTTTGATGGTGTTTTAATACCAGGTTCGCTTGGTGCAATCTTAGTATCTGCTTTAGGCGCGGGTTTAACTTTAGGTTTATATGGAGTTTCTGTACCAGGTTTTTTAGTTTTTTCTCTCTCCTTTGTTCTTTCTTTTTCTTTAGTCCCTGATTCAAATACTAAACCTAAAAAATCTCTTTTGCTCATTTTAGGTGAAACATATTTTTCTACCAATGATGTAACTTGTTTTTCTAAGTTTTCTTTAGTCATATCTGCAAGTTTTTCTTTGTATAAATTTGTTACAACACTACCAATTTTTTTTGAATAATCTTTCATTGTAAATTCTTCTTTAGTTTCAGTTTTCTTTTTTATTTCAGTTTTCTTTTTTCTTTCAGGTAATTTTTTAAAATTAGTTTTATCTGCAAATTCTTCAGCCATCTTACACCATTTTTTCTGTTCTTTTGTTTTTCCATCACCACACTTCGCAAAAAAATATTTTTGTTGTTTTTTTGACTTGAAGGATTCTTGTAATTCATTAAAAATATCCTCGTCTTCATTAATATCTCCCCCATCATCATAATCACCAAAACCATCATCAGTAGACGGACCAACTTGTTTTGGTTGTTGGGTTCTTTGACCCTTTTCAAAATCCATAGAGTCTTCGTCTTCTTCAGCGATTTCAATATTTTTACCCTTTAACATATCAGGATTTTTTAACATATTATTTAATGCCTCTTTTTGTTTTGGGTCTTCGGAATTATAAACTAATTTTTCAACTTTTGTTTGTTCTTTAGTTTCTTTTTTGGTTTCAACTAATCTTTTGTGTAATGCGTTAATTTGGTTTTCATTTAACGAAGATAATAAATCATTATTAAAACCATGTTTAATAAGAGCCAATTTTTTACTATTATTTTTCATAAACAATTTTCTTTTCAAATTCAAGAACGAAATCTCGTTCATATAATTTATCTTTTACCGACTCTTCATTTTGACCAAAATTAAAAACTAATCTTTTAACCATATCAAAATTAATTTCTTCAGTTTCATTTTCCCAAGCCAATGCAATAACTCCGTCCATTGCATCAACCATTGAAAAATAATCAGAGTTTTGAATAACGGACAACGTTGTATCATCAGTTTTCAAAACTCCAACTTTTGTTATGTGTTCTAAATCAGGTGGTGATGGGTAACCATTCGATGGTTTCGATTCCCAAGAATCTCCCCATATACCTTCAATACTATCCGAAAAAATAAATTCGTATGATATTTCTCCTTTATAGTTTGGTCCTAATTCATTCACATAAATTAAATAACTCATAAAATACTTCCTTTAGGAGTTACTCTAATTCTTTTATTATTACTCTCAAAAATTAAATTATTCTGTTGAGATTTTCCAACAAATTTAACTTTAGGATATTTTTTAATTAATTTAGTTGCTGAAATTTCTTGTGCAATAGTCTCAGACAGATTTCTAATTCTACTAACATTTTTATTAGTGTTCTCAGTAATGATTGATTTTTGTTTCTTTTTTTCTTCTAATAAAGTTCTTTCTTTCTCGTCAATCTTAAAATATTTTTTAAGGATGTTGTCAACTTTAGATTCTGAAAAAATACCTTCAATCATTCCTTGTACCGCGTCAGACTCTTCTTCAGATAATTCGTCGAACATATGTCTTTTCTTTCTAGCCCCATGTCTAGGGTAATTATCATCCTCATCTTCATCCTCATCATAATCAGAAAAATCAAATTCTGCAACTTCACCTCCTTCAGGTGCTGCTGGTGGTGCTGGAACTGCTTCAGGTGCAACTCCTCCTTCAGGTGCCGCCTCAGGTGCAACTTCTTCACCTTCAGGTGCCCCTTCTTCACCTTCTTCACCTTCTTCACCTTCTAATTTTGCAATAATTTCGTCTAAATCTTCATCTTCTAAAGAATCTAAATCCAAAGCTGATAAAATAGAATTAATTACATATTTAACATCTTTAGATGACATTTCATTCTCTTCGTCATCCATAAATGTTCTAATTTTTTGACCTAACTTACCTGTTAATTTTTGAATGTCTTTAAAAGTTACTTTTTCCTCATCCTCTTCATCTTCCATACCTTCTTCATCTTCCATACCTTCTTCATCTTCCATATCTTCAGGAGCGGTATCTGTTGGCACTTCAGGTGCAGGTGATTCAGGTGATGGTGCAGGTGCCGCTGCGGGTACCATTGCAGGGTCCTCTTGTTCAGAAACCTCTTCACCAAACTTTAAAAAATATTTATCATCAATATCAGACTCACTTTCAAATAAAGATAGGTTCTTAACATAACCTTGAGATGAGTTTACATCTTTAGCCATTAAGTTAAGTCTTTTTAATGCTTGTGAGTATGAAGAGTAATATTTTCTACCTTTTAAAGGTTCAATATATTCTAAATTAGATTCATTTAATCCTTTACCTTTTTTAATAACATAACCATTAGTTTCTTTTACTATATGATATTGTTGACCATCCGCCAAAAATTTAGAATATTCTAATGATTTATTTTCATTAATTGGGTTTGGTTTATGTTCGTTATATCTCGCTATTTCTAACATGCGATTTAATTTATCCATTCCTTGTAGTTTTTCACTACCAATTGGTTTCAATTTTCCCATCTTGAGTTTGTTTAAATAAAATTATTTTATATATAAATATATCGTTTAGCCTAATTATCCCTCAATAAATTCTATACTATACCGATACATCAAATTTTTCCGATGCTTTAATAGCCTTACCTCTATGAGAACTAACCCCACCTCCAGCATTAATGTCTGCAAAATAAATTGCGGCTTCTTTTTTATTATTAAAATTTGGGAATGTTGATGGTGATTTACCTTTGGTAAAAAACGCTAATGCGATTTTAGCGGCAATTTCTGGGTTATTAACTAAATCAGGATTATCTACTAATTTATTACCCATACCAATCATATTACTATATTTTTGATAATTCTTTATTCCTGTCAATTGATTAAAACCTCTACCTCGATATCTATAACCGTCATCTCCTCCTTGATTACCAACAGTTTTGGCATAAATTAAATTATAGAATTTTCTATCATCTTGTTTAAGTTGATTAATTTGTGAATCTGAAAGATGAGCCACTCGACTACCAAAAAGACCACGTATTCTTTCAGGGGATGTTGTTGAATATGAAGTTTCACTTTTAGGTATAAAATTAGATTCTTTAGATATTACTGATAATACCCCTATTTGAGTGTAAGGATTTGTAATACCAATCTTATCCATCTCTTTAACTAAATAAGCAATATTTTTTTCTTGTTCAGGTTTAAATGATGAAATTAGTTTTACGTCACCTGTTTGTTGTGGTCCTCCTGTTTTTGCGGTTATGTCAGAAGATGTTAAGTCTTCATCCTTTTTAATTTTAGACATATTAGAATCATTAAAGTTTTTTAATGTTAATATTGAAAATAATTTTGTTAAGTCTTCCGTATTCATTGACCCATCTTCTTGTAGTCCGTATTTTTTTTGGAAATCTTTAACCGCTTGTTCTGTTTCAGGTCCAAACTTACCATCAATACCCCATTTAGGTAAAAGGAATCCTAAAAATTGTAATGCGGTTTGTAATAACTCAACATCTTTGTCGACAGGAAGACGACTCTCAATCCCCTTTAAATTTTTAAGTTCTTTTTTAGATTGTACTAATTTATAAAAATCACTTAATATTTTATTATTACCTTCTTCGGCATTTTTTAATGTAGTAATTACATCTTCTTTTTTAACACCCGTAAATTCAGAATTTTTTGATATTAATTCATTAGTGTTGTCAACAATTTCTTTATCTAACACTTCATCTCTTTTTAATGGTGTTGAGTCAGGTGCTGGTACAGTTTCATTTTCACCACTACTTCCACTACTTCCGACAAATATTTTTCCTGAGTTTTTAAGTAAATCTCTTAAATGTTTTCCTCTTGGTAAACCAATATGTACGTGAGTCATATTATCATGTCCAACCCATTCAGATATTTGACCAATAACATCACCAACTTTAACTGTTTGACCTTTGGTTAATTTTACATTTTTTAAATGTGTATAAAAAATATCAGGATAATCATTTTCACCTTTTATTGATACTTGTGTACCAAAAACTTTACCTGAATTTTTACCTGTGTCTCTAACCTTAGTTACAACACCTTCGGTATATGAATTAACAATTGTACCCGCAGGGGCAAATATATCCCACGCATTATCCGATTGCCAATTACCAAAAGCTCGTTTACCATGATTTAAAGGACCGTTTTCTAAGTCAACTTTGAATTTACCTCCAATAGTAGTCGTTGCTTCTTTTAAAGATAGACGTTTGTCGACTAATTTATTTTTCATATCCCTTATCTTTTCAAGGTATCCATTTCGTCTAAGAATTTTAAAAACTAAATTTTCTTCAGAATATTCACCATCACTTTCTAAACCACATTGTCTATATTTTCTAATTTTTTCAACGTACTTTTGAATTAATTTTTTTGCAGTTTCAATATCTTCGTCTTGAATGTTTTCATAAACTCCGTCAATAATTTTCATCCATTGTTTAGCCTTTTCAGTAACAGAATTTTGGTTAAATTTAATTGAGTCTTTTTTAGGTTCACTAATCCATTCATCATACATGACAGAATAAATTGCGATGTTTTTTACATCTTTATCAATATTTTCATCTTCAACATACAACTCAACGTCATAACCAAAAATTTTAATGTCTTGTTTTGTTGTGTATATTGTCTTTTTTAGTCTAAATAATTCTTCATATAAAGGTTTTGTTTTTTCAGAAAACTGATTAAAATCAACAATAATATGTATATCAACATCTGAATAGTTAGACCAATTAAAATTAGCGAGTGACCCTGTCATTACAACATCAGATACTAAAATGTCAACATCTAAAAACTCTATAAAATCATTAGCAATCTCTAATAAAGTTTCCCTAACTTTAGGCACCATTTTAGGTGACGAAGAATTAACGTCGTCCCATAATTTAGGATTTAATGAAGATTTAATCCTAAAACTATCTAAGATAGATTTTAAATTACTCATTAACTATAAATATTATAGTTTTTTGTATTTAAAGGCTTTAGATATTTTTGTATTAAAAAATTTACCTTGAGATTCTGAAATTCTAAATTGGGTATATATTTGATGAGGAACATCATCATATTCATACTTCATCCCATTTTTAAATTCAACAACTAATTTTTTTGTTTCAGTGTCGAATTCTGTTCTAACTAAATTTGAGGACTGTACTTCATTAATAATCTTCGTCCCTTTTATTTCTTCTTTCGTGATTGCCATTTTCTAACGGTATTTCTAAGTTTATTTTTGCTAATTTATCTTGAAAATAATCTACAAATTCATTATGGTCAACATCAAAAAAACTTTTTAATTCAGAAAATAATTTATCTCTTAAAATATTAAATTTTTGAAAATTTCTCATTACGTCATTTGGGTAATATGGAGGTTTCTCTAAATCTTTTTCAGTCCACCCTTCTCTTCGAAATGCTCTTCTTAGCTCACGATATACTTCTAACAATTCTTCGTCAGCGTTTAAAGTTTTGACATACTTATCATAATGTTTCTTCATACTCATAACGATAAATATAAAATAATTGAGTTGAAATTACTAAATTAAATATTATATTTTCAGTAAAACATATTATATGATAGAATCTAAAGACGGTGGCAACCAAAACAAAAATAAAGGTAACGAGTCAAGCTCAACTCCTGTTTTGGATAATTTTAGTAGAGATTTAATTAAGTTAGCTGAAGAAGGTAAGTTAGACCCTGTTGTAGGTAGAGAACGTGAAATAACAAGAATCGCCCAAATCTTATCAAGAAGAAAAAAGAATAACCCAATTATTATTGGTGAACCAGGTTGTGGTAAAACTGCTATTGCAGAAGGATTGGCAATAAAAATATTTAATGGAGAATGTCCAAGAAATTTAACTGACAAAAGAATTGTGTCATTAGATATGACATCAATCGTAGCAGGTACAAAATATCGAGGTCAATTTGAAGAGCGTATGAAGGTGATTATTGAAGAATTACAAAATGCCCCAAATATCATAGTATTCATTGACGAAATACACACTATTGTTGGAGCAGGTAATTCGTCAGGTTCATTAGACGCTTCTAACATATTTAAACCTGCATTGGCCAGAGGGGAAATTCAATGTATAGGTGCAACAACTTTAGATGAATACCGTAAAAATTTTGAAAAGGATGGTGCTTTAGAACGTAGATTCCAAAAAGTTATTGTTGACCCTGCAACTAAAGAAGAAACATTACAAATTCTACAGAACACAAAAGACAGATACGAAACATATCATAAAGTTAAATATTCTAACGAAGTTCTAACATTGTGTGTTGATTTGGCTGAAAGATATATTACCGATAGAGAATTTCCTGATAAAGCGTTTGATATCATAGATGAGGTTGGTGCAAGAAGTCAAGTTGAAATAAAGATGCCTGACATTATTGAAAAACTTAAACTACAAGCTCAAGAAATTAAACATGAAAAGGTTGAGGTTGTTAAACGTCAGAAATATGAAGAGGCCGCTGATTTACGGGATAAAGAAAGACGTATCTTAGATAAATTAGACCAAGAAAAGAAAAAATTTGAAGAAGAATTACAGAATCAAAAAAGAGATGTTAGTATTGAACTAGTTTATGAGGTTGTGTCAAACATGACCAAAATTCCATTATCTAAGTTAAGTTCTGATGAAACTCAATCGTTGGCAAATTTAGAAAACAATTTGTCAAGTAAAGTTATTGGCCAATCTGAAGCGGTGTCAAGAATTGCAAAATCAATTAGAAGAAATCGTTTAGGAATTAAAGACCCTAATAAACCAATCGGTTCATTTATTTTCTTAGGTTCCACAGGTGTAGGTAAAACTTATTTGGCAAAACAATTAGCGAAAGAAATATTTGGTAGTGAGGATAGTTTAATTAGAGTTGACATGTCTGAGTTCCAAGAAAAACATACAATATCAAGATTAATTGGTGCACCTCCAGGATATGTTGGTTATGATGAAGGGGGTCAATTAACTGAACAAGTTAAAAACAAACCATATTCAGTTATTTTATTTGACGAGATTGAGAAAGCAAATAAAGATATCTTTTCATCGTTATTACAAGTTTTAGATGATGGACATATTACCGATGGCTTGGGTAGAAAAATTAATTTCAAAAATTGTGTAATAATAATGACCTCAAATTTAGGAGTTAAAAAATTACAAGAATTTGGTACAGGTGTTGGATTTAAAAGTGATAAAAATTCATATATCGAAGAGGAATATAAACGTGATATGTTAAAGAAAGAGTTACAAAAATTCTTCGCACCTGAGTTCTTAAATAGAATTGATGAAATTGTTATATTTAATTCTCTTAAGAAAGAAGAAGTTAAATCAATCGTTAAATTAGAAATTGATAAATTATTTGACCGTTTAAATAATTTAAAATATCAAATCACATATGATGAAAGTATTATTGAATTAATATCTGAAGTTGGGTTTGATGAAACTTATGGAGCAAGACCAATAAAAAGGGCAATACAAGATAAGATAGAAGATTTTATTTCTGAAGAAGTTTTAAAAGGTGAGATTATAACTACAAATCAATACCTAATTTATTCTGAAGAAAAAACGGTGAAAATTAAAACTACCAAAAAGAGTAGAAAGAAAAAAGGGAGTGAGTAACTCCCTTTTTTATTATCCAAAAATCATAAATCTTGATTTTTCTTTAGGTTTAAGAGTAAATTTTTGATTACCTAACCTTTCGATTATTTTTTTACCCGCGTCAATACCATTGTAAACATCCTCAACTACAACATACTCATCTCTTGTGTGATAGTTATAGTACCCGATAGAAAAATTGATACATGCAAAATCAAAGATTTCTTTTAGTGCGTATACATCAGTATATGGGTGCGATTGATATTTGTTTCTTTGTTTAAAATTTTCAGTGAGTACTTTGTCACATTCTTTAAAGAAATCACTTTCACGTTCAAACAATTGAGTCCCCATACAATATTCGGATACCATCCAATTACCAGGTGCGTCAAACTCGATTGCGTATCCAACGTTTGAGAAGAATTCTTTATCGGCCTTTCTTGAACCATGACATCCTGTTTCTTCCGAAACAAAAAATCCTGCTTTAAGGTTTGGTAATTCTTTTAATAATTCCAAACAAGCATAAATACCACACTTATCATCACCACCAATACCTGTAGGTTCTCCTGAATCATTATAGGCCTTTAACGCTAATTTTAATTTTCTTTGAGCATTTGGTAATTGTTCTTCACGAACATTAATAGTGTCTAATTCATGAACCGTATCTGTATGTGCAACAACACAAGGAAAAAACTCAACAGTTTCGTCGGTTTGTTTTGTTGCATAAATATTGGAGTGTTCGTCAACTTTAAATGGTATGTTATTTTCAGTCAACCATTCTGTAATGAATTTAATCATTAAGTCTTCCTTATAAGTCTTGGTTGGGACTGAAAGGACATTTTTTAAAAGTGTATAATCTCTTTGCATAATACAAAGTTACACATTTTTTCGAGATTTCAAATATTTCCTTTCAAATAATTCAAAATTATATAGAAAAGAATTGAATTCGTCCAACGTTAAACTCCTTTGTTCTAAATCACCAAATTGTTTTTGAGTCCTAATAAATATTTTATTCGTTTGGGGGTCAATTTTTTCAATCCAAAAAGACCTATCATCACCCTTACCTGTTTTATACCACTTCCTAAGTTCATATTTTGATAGTACGTAATTAACCACTTTCTTATACTCCTCAAGATTAGTGAACATATCACTATCTTCAATTTTCTCAGATATTTTTTCCAATTGACGAGAAACTTCTCTATTGTAAGATTCGTAATCAAAATCATTACAACCAAATTCATACATATATTCTTCATACGGTCCCACACTTTTTTGTTTTGCAATAGTACCCAATAACTCACTTAAAGTTAATTCATAATTTTGTGACATTTTATATAATGATAGTAATACATTAACAGTTGTAACATAAGAGTAAAAACATCCTGATTTGGCAAAAATACCGTAATTAACAAATGGGTCGCAAATTTCATTAGTAACTTCTTGTTTAGCACTTTCAGACATACATTGTTCTTTAAGTGATTGATATTCGTCAATTATCCACTCAGCCTCCCTCTCAAAATTGGAGGTTAAAATTTTAGCAATTTTTTTAGTGTTGTCATCATTTATTTCGGTAATTGTATTATCAAATAACGATGCGATTTCAAAAACCTTTTTTCTATTTTCAGGATTAAAGTCATATAACAAATACCCCTCTTTCCAATCTTCATACGCATAATCTGAATGATAGAATCCCATGTCACCATTTCCATAATACGAAAATAAATTTCTTAAAAACCATCTATCACCTTCACTTAAATCAAATAATTTAAAATAGTCTTCATTATCCTCAAATTTTAGAGTGACCATACTTTTTCCTGGTATCTGTTTATTAAATCTAAAACCCCCTACTAAATCATCATACCTGTTTAATGTATAATCAGTAAATTCATTTCCACTTTTTACTTTTTTTAAAATTTGGTAAATGTTTTGTGCGGGAATATGTTTATAAACCACATCTTCAGCCTCAGGATACCAATGAAACAATGTTGATGGGTTAACTTTCTGAAATTCGTCGTCCAAATAATCAGTAGTATAGTCGTATGGTATAATTACATATGATTTGGTCGTTACCCATTCATTACCTTTTTTATCAACTAAAATAAAAATATCTTTATGTTTATATTGGTCCCAAAGTTTCCATAGGTAACTATTAGGAGCAAAATATTTGGCGGCATCGTAAGAATTACATTTTAAAAATATAAAATCGTCATTCTCAAATAGTATTTTACTACCTTTGTAGGCTTCGTTCTTTAATTCTTCTTTTTCTGACATATTTATATCAGATAAATATTAAAAAAATTTGTTATTATCGGATTTGTTTGTATATTTGTAAAACAAAAGTTCTTTAAAATATGGGGATAACTTGGAATTGACTGGCATTGTTAGTTATTCGGGGCACGCAGTGAGAGGGTTCCTATCACTTAAATCTATGGAGTCAACAATTAAACGGCAACGTTTTAAACAAAATGGCGGCAATCGGTCTTATCCGTGAAGACGCTGCGGTAGTAGCCTAACAGTTAGGAAACACCAATCGGGTCGGTGGACATATAACCCAGGAACAGAAGTCTTTACAAAGGTGTGGTTTCTATCCGAAAAGGAACAAGTGGAGGATTAGTTCTCAGTAAACCGAACCACTTTAAAAATAAGGGAATTGTGAAATTTCGGATTGTTAGCTCAAACAATGTCCTAAGCGTGTAGTCCTTAATAGGTAAGGTGACCAACACGAGGGTTCGACTCCCTCTATCTCCACCAAACAAAAAACCCACCTAATTGGTGGGTTTTTTTATTAAATTAATTAAATTATTTTCCCGAAATAAAAACCCATAAAGATAAATCACCATCAAATCTATCGGCATCATATGTAATAAAACCTGTTGATGTTGTAAGATTAATAGTTGTATTGTAATCAAATACTTGTGAAAAATATTTAGTTTCACTACCTTTAGAATCTATAGGATTTTCTGATATTGGTTTTTCAGTATCTAAATCATATATTGTTGATTCGTCAAAAATAAAAATATTATTATAGTTAACGGGTTTGATTTTAAAATTGTATCCTTCAGTAATATTAAATGAACCAATTTTAATATATCGTTTATTAGATTCT